GGTGGTCCGCTCTTCTTGCCCATGGTGGTCCTTCAATGCGGCTTCAGCCAGCGGCACGCGCCGCGCGTCATCTGCCAGATTTCGAGGTCGTCCTCGAGCCCGCCATGCGGCACCGTTGCGCACAGCTCGAAGCCCACGCGCTGCACCAGCTCGCGCGAGGGCACGTTGGTCGAATCGATCAAGGCCAGCAGCACCTCGCAGCCGGCGTGCAGGAAGCCGTACTCGAAGATTTCGCGAATGATTCGCCGCGAGAACAGCTCGGGGCGTTGGATCACGATGTGGATGCAGCAGGTGCGACCGATGAAGCCGTTGAAGCCCACGGCCACGGCCACGTGGTCCATGCTGGCAGGCCGCCCCATGAACTCGTCGGGCACGTACACCGCGCCGCGAAAGTCGTTCGACCAGTGCAGCCCGAGCCTGTTCTGGAAGAACAGGTGAACGAAGCGTGCGTCGCTCACCTGCATCACAGCGGGCCTCCCATCTTGTACATGTACTCGATGCTCGCCAGCGTGGTCGCCTCTTCGGAGCTGATGAACACCGACGGCGCGATGGCGAAGCCCAACGCTTCCACCGAGCGCCATTCGCCGAACGAGCGGCGGCCACCGGCCCAGAAGTCCTGGTTCCAGTACGAGCTGTCCCACAGCGAGCCCACAGTGCCACCGGCCGTGGGCGTGAGGCTGAGCTGGTCAACCTCGAAGTCCACGTTCATCAGCGCCGCGTACGAGGGATTGGCCCTGGCCAGAAAGCTCAGCCGCATCATCAGCAGCTGCTTCTTGACCGTCGGCGCGCCCAGGTAGCTGAAGGCCGGCGTGAGGCGCGCGCGGATTTCCTGCGCCCCGGTGCCATCGAGCAGCATGCCGTCGGTGTGCCCCGAGAACACACGCAGCACGCGCGCGTTGTCGGTCCCGCCATACACCTCATTGAGCCGTCGAGCGAAGGTGCGCGCGGGCACGTCGAGCATGCGCGACCACGCCATGCTGTGCTGCTGGAAGACGTACTGGATGTTCTCGCTGACGCTGATGCTCGGGCGCGCGATCTGCAGCAGCGCGAGGTTGGGCAGCGCGAGCAGCTCCCAGCCTTCGGTGTTGAGCAGCGTCTGGAAGTCGGTGTTCAGTGTCTCCTGCAGCTTGCGCAGCTGCACCAGCAGGTCGGTGTCGCTGGTGAGGATGTTGTCTAGGCCACCCTGCACCACTTGGTTCACCGGGATCACGCCGAACTGCGTGAGCACGTAGACGTTGCCGCCGGTGGTCGTGAAGCAGCGCCGGCCCACCGGCGGCTGGCCGATGTACCACGTGCCCACGTTGGAGAACTTGGTGGCGTCGGTCGGGTCGGTGCCCTCGTAGATCACAAGGTCGCCCGAGGTGCCCAGGATCACCAGCCGGTCGTCGATGCCCGCGCCATCGTCCTGGGTCCAGTTCGCAAGCCCCAGCACCGCGCCGCCGTGGATGAGCTGCGGGCCGAAGTCGAACAGCGTCGCCGCACCACCCACTGCGCCGACCGGCAGCGCCCACATCTCCGCACTGGCGCGCTTGATGAACAGCAGCCGCTTCTTCCACACGCACACCTGCACGAAGGTCGACGGATCGACACCGGTGACGATGCCTGGACCAGGGGCGCCGACGCTGGTCATCTTCATCCACGACACACCGTTGTAGAGGAAGGCGCCGTCGGTCTCGCTGCACGCGATGAGGTACTGCGCGCCGCCTGCAGCGGTGAACTGCACGTGGCTCATCGTGCCCGCGTTGGTGGCGCCGCTCAGCGCCATGACCGTCGGCACTGCCGTCATGTCGCCGCCGCCCTCGATGTCGAAGATGCCCTCGTCGACAACAGCGAACAGCGTCGATGACGTCAGCGGGTTCGCGAGTGAGTTTGCAGGCGCACCCTCGTACGACATGACCGTGCGCACCACGCCCATCGAGTCGCCGCCGATGTTCGTCGCGTACTCGCGCCAGCCCGTGCGCAAGGTCAGGCCCAGCTCGCTGGAGATGAGGTTGTCCATCTCGATGGCGTCGGTGGGCGGCATGTCCGCGATGGCACCCGTGGTGTTCAGCCCACGCACCGGGGGCAGCACCGTCTGCAGCTGCTGCACGAGCCGCTGCGGCGTGTGCCGTGCGCGACGGGCGGGCATCAGCATGGTCAGCTCCCGTAGCCCGTGTCGGGTGTGTTGAACTCGGTGGTGAGCAGCGGGTAGCTGTCGCTGCGCGTGACCCGCAGCACTGGCGCGTCGCTGTCAGCGCTGATCGCAGCTTCGAGCAGCTCGTCGTACTCGCTCTGCGCGGCGGAGGTGTCGAAGCCCTTGGCGGTGAGGAACTGCAGCTTGAGCAGTGCGGTGATCAGCTCGTTGTCGTACTGCACGATGTCATCGTCGGCGTCGATGAAGTCGCGGTACTCGCTGACGTCCGCAGCGTCGTGCACCCAAGCGCGCGAGCTGTAGTCGATGCGCAGGCTCTGCGCGGTGGGCGGTGCTTGGTAAATCTCGAACAGCCCGTTGCGAGTGCGGTAGATCACCGAGATGGTCGAGTTTCCCAGCGCGCGTGCCTTCAGGCACTGCCACTGCGGGTCCGTGGCCGGGCCCAGCATCGGCAAGCGCGAGGTGACGTTCCAGGCGGTCAGGTCTTCGAAGCTGTCCCAGTCGGCCGGCAGCGCGTAGGTCGTCGCGCCGGTGGTGACCAGCTCCCAGGTGCGCAGCAGCTGCTGCCAGCGGTGCGTGTTGGTGGGCTTGATCAGCTTGCGCCCGGACCACGTGAGCAGGCGCAGCATCTGCTGCGCCGTGGTGTCGTTGGTGGCGGTCACAACAGACGCGGGCACGGGCAGGCCGAGCTGCCCGCATGCGTCCTGAATGATCGTCAGGGCGGTCCCGCGTTTGTTGAACAGCGCCATGTCACGCCTTCACGCCGGTGGCCAGCATCTTCTCGATGCGCGCGGCCTGATCGCGCACTGCCTCTTGCAGCGCAGCGATCTGCGCGGCCTGATCAGCGATCAGCTTCGAGGTCTTCGCCGCCTCGGCCGCGCTCTGCGTCTTGCCCAGCCACACCTGGGCGTGCTGCTTGAGCTGCGTGAGCCCAGGTACGCGAGAGACGATGTCATCGCGCACGCCAGCGAGCTGCTCCACCGTCTTGATGCCCAGGTAGCGGAACTCCTCGCACTGCGCGCGGGTGAGGAAGGGCCAGTCGGTCAGGCGCGTGCCGCTGACCTGCTCCTCCTCGCTCATGCCCTGCTTGAACATGCCGTACTGCTTGCTGAAGCGCTGCTTGTCCTGCGCGCTCGCCGGCCGGTCGATCACGGTGTTCTTGTCGCCGGGGATGATGATGCGCACGCACTCGACGTCATCGAAGATCGCGCGGCCTTGCTCCGCAGTCTTTCCCTCGTTCTTGATGACGCCCATGTAGAAGACGACGAACAGTGATTCGTCGCCAGCGTTCTGCCGCGTGAAGATGGTCGGGTCGCCGTCGTAGGTGTCCATGTAGTTCTCCGGTTGTGGGGTCACTCGGGTGTCGCGAGGTTGGCGTCGGTCTCGACGGTGAGGTTGAAAGCCGCACCACCGATGCGCTGGTTGGCGACCGCAGCGCCGTCGGCGCCGGTGACGGCAATGCCTGTGCTCACCGCGCCCGTGCCCTGGCTCGCGGTCTCATCGACCACGACCGGCGCCGCAGAACTGCCAAAGGTTGCTGCCATGTCGTCCTCCTTCAGGCATCACGCAGGTGATGCAGCGGATGGTTCGGGTCGTCCAGCTCCGAGCGCTTCTCCTGCTTGGGTGCATCGGGATCGGCTGCAGGTTCGTCGCCGTTGTCCGGGTCGGCGGGCATCGAGCGAGCGTCGGCGTCGGCGGGGTCGGGACGCGGAGGTGCCGGGGTATGTCGTGTCATGTGCTTGCTCCAAAAGACCCGGGGCGTGAGCCCCGGGAAGTGGCAACCGCGAAGGGAAGCTCACCAGCAGCCTCCCCATCACGCGGGATCAGGGGCTGATCAGGCGGCCTTGGAACTGCGCGCCGGAGCTGGTGAGGTTGCCGGCCCAGGCGATGATCTGCACCTCGGCGTCTTGGTTGATCGCGTAGCGGCGATTCGGCGCCAGCGGGACCATGTTGCGATCCGCGTGCGGCCGCCAGAACAGGTACTTCGTGTTGAGGAAGTACGCGGTCTTGGCCACCGCATAGCCGCCGATGCCACCGTCGAGCACCACATCGGCGTCCATGTACTTGATCGTCGGGAAGCCGAGCTGGCCCACCTCGGTGCCGGTGAAGCGCTGCTGCGCCTGCAGCGAGGCGAGGTAGATGCCCCACATGAAGTTGTCGACCACGATGAGGTCGGGCCGGTCGGAGCCGCGCACCAGCGACGCCCACATGTCGTTGAAGGCGGCCTGCACGGTGTCCTTCGTGAGCGCGGCACCAGCGGTCGTGGTCTTGCTGCGCCAGAAGGTCCAGGTGGCGCGGTCGATGCCACCGTAGGTGCCGGTCGCGGGGTTCACCGGCACGGCGGCGTTCAGACCCACGACCTGCTTGCCGCCAGCGGCGGTGCCGTCCGAGTACACGCCCTGCGCGAGCAGGTTCATCATGCTCGACTCGGCGACCTTGATGCGGCCTTCGAGCAGGTCGATCATCTGCTCCTTCCCGCTGTTCTTCAGCTGGTCCAGGCCGGAGATGACCACGGGGCAGGCGGCCTGCTTGAAGTCGAACTGCGCGGCGCTGAGCACGTCCTGTGCTGCCACCGGCAGCAGGTCGTAGCCCGAGTACCAGCCCACGTTCGCGTTCTCCGCGAAGCTCAGCTCTTCGAGGATGAGCGAGCCGCCCGAGACGGTGCGGATGTTGCCGCGCGAGTTCAGGCGCGACAGCAGGGCGTTGTTCTTGGTGACGTTGTCCGCGAGCTTCTTGCTGCGGTTCTCGATGGTCGTCGCGACGATGTCGGTGACGTTTGGGAATGCCATGGCGGCCTCCTGAGGTGGTGGTGACCGACCTGTTTGGAGATGGCCCGAGGGTTCATCCGCGCCGGTCTAGTGGCGCTCGCGAACCGGATGGGCCCGCCATGGGCTTCCGGGGTGAGGTGGGGTCAGGTTCGACCAGCCTCCTCGAAGGCGGCTTCGAGGGCAGCGCGGATGGAGTCGTTCTTCGGCACCGTGGCCCCGGCTTCCAGGGTCGTGTCGCCTTTGACGCTCGCCGCAGCTCGCTTCGCTCGAAGGACCGCTGCGGAGTTGCTGCTCGTTTTTTGAGCAGCCGCTCGCTGGGCAAGGATGGTACTCACGCCCTCGTGCATCTTGCAAGCCTGCTCGTAGATTTTCTCGATGTCCACGCCCTGGCCCTGGCGCGTACGAATCTCCACGAGGTCGGCCATGATGCCGGCCACGTCGCGATAGAACTCGTGCGTCTCGCCGAACGCGGCGAGCTGCTGGCGCATCTGCGCATCCTCGGCCTGCTGCTGCTGCGCGAGCAGCTGCTGCTGCTGCGCCAGGAACTGGTCGAAGCGCGGGTCGCGAAACTCCTGCTGCTGCTGGCCGCCCTGCGGCACCGTGCCGGCCAGGATGCTGTCGAGCATCTGCACGTCGATACCGAACTGGCGAATGAGCCCGCCCACCAGCTGCGCCTTGCTCATCGGCGTGCCCACGCGCAGCTCGGCGGCGGTGCGCATGAGGTTCTCGACGGCCTGCAGCGGGCTGCTGTTCTCCTGGCGGATGAACATCTCGTAGGGCCGCACCACCTGCTCGAAGGCGTCGATGAACTGCCGGTGCTGCGCGCCCTGGTGCAGCACGCGCTGCATCTCCAGCTCGCGGCGGTGCACCTCGGCGCGCACCTCCGGATCCACCCCGGCCCACTTCTCGCGCGCCTGGGGCGTCCAGCTCGCGGGCGCCTTCAGCTCGCCGCCAGGAGCAGGCGCTGGAGAGCCCGCAGCGGGCTGACCCTGGCCCTGCCCTGGCTGCTGCTGCTGCGCGGCCGCCTGGGCCCCGCCAGGGGCCTTGCCGGGCTCGTCTGTCGCCTTGCTGGGAGCGAACCGACCCTTCTCGTCGCGCGCGCGCCCGTCCTCGGCCGGGGCCGCCTCGCCGCCTTCACCCGCGTCGCCGGTCTCGTCGTCGGCCTCCTGCTCGAAAGCAGCGTCCAGCTCATCGCGTAGGGACAGCTCCTGCTCGGACTGCTCCGAGGGGTTCTGCGTGCCGTTGGTTGCCGTGTTGTCTGCCATGTCGTTCTCTCTCTGATGACCCTCTGCACCACGTCACGCCACTTGTCGTGCGCGTTGGTTCACGTGAAACGTCAGCGCTGCGGCTGCTCTGCGGCCATGCCCTGCAGCGAATAGCCGAGCGCGCCCAGCGCGGCGGCTGGCTTCATGCCCTGGCGCATGAGTTCGACTGCCTTGGCCCAGTCGGCCTTGCTGAAGAACTCGCGCGTCTTCTGGATGTCGGGGCGAGCGGTGCCCAGCAGCTCGTCCCGTTTGATCTTCTGAGCGATCAGCCCGCGCACCTCGTCGCTCTCGCTGACGTTGCGCGCCAACTCGGGCGGCGCGTCGGCGAAGCGCTGCAACGCTCGTGCGGTCGCGATGCCCTGGCCGGCTTCGCTCGCGGGGGTCACGCCAGGGACGTATACGCCCTCGTAGGCGGCTTTCCGCATCGTGCTGCCGGGGTAGGCCTGGGCCAGCTCGTCCTGGCGCTTCATGAGCTTGCGCTGGGCGTTCACGGGCGCCTCGGCGAAGTTCATCAGCAGCGCGCCTCGGTTGGTCGGCGTCACGCTCATGCCGGTGTCGCGCAGCGCGGCGGTCAGGCGCGCCAGCTCGTCGGCGTTCGGCTGCGTGCCACGCTCCAGCAGCAAGCTGGTCTTGCCAGGACGAGCGCCCAGCGTGACCGGCAGGTTCATCGCGGCGGCTTCCTGCGCGTCGACCAGCCCGCGCAGCCCTTCGACGGCCTCGACCGAGCGCAGCGTGTTCGGGTTGATTTCGGCCGGCGTGCCGGTGGCGAAGTCCATCAGCGGGCGGGCGATGTTCACCGGGTTGTTCTCGATGGCGCCCAGGCTGTTCTCGTACTGGCCCACCGCCTCGGTGGTCGGCTGCTGCTTGAAGCCGGCGGCGCGGTACAAGGCGTCGCGCTCGCCCGCACCGACGCTGGCCGGCATGCCGGCCTCGGTCGCGCTCATCGGCGTCTCGGTCGCCCAGGCGCCTTGTTTGCCGTACGCGCGCTTGGCCTCGAACGGTGCGTCGAGCATCTCGGGCACGTGGCCCACGTTGGCGCCCGGCACGTACTCGTAGGTGGCGCTGGCCGCATGCTTGGGCAGGTAGTCCTCGATGGTCTGGTTGGCCTCGCGCAGCGCCTTGACCATGCCCGCCTCGCCGCCGGCAAAGCGCGCGTTCTTGCCCCGCCCGTAGATGTCCTCGGCCTTGTTCAGAACCCAGGGAATCTCCTGCATCGTGGCGCCGGTCCAGTCTCGCTTGCCCATCACGCCGCGCGCGTTGGCGCGGTCGACCATCAGCGCGGTCTCCGCGTCCATGAACGGGTGCATGGTGTCGCTCACGCCGGCCTTCCACGGCGCGCCGCTCGGGTCGGTGTAGCCGAAGGCCTGGGCCATGCGGAAGTCGTTGACGCCGAAGGGACCCTCCTCGGGCAAGCGCGGGTCGTTCTTGTTGCGGTACTCGGCCACCTTCGGGCCCAGCTCGGCGTTGCGCCCCTGGGCCACGGCCTCGTCCAGCGTGTCGGCCGGCACCTTGCGGTACGGCAGGTCGTCGGTGCCCAGCGCGCGGCTGTTCTGGTGCTTCAGCGCGAACGCCAGCTCGCTCTCGGGCGACACGCCAGCGCTGTAGATCG